CTTCGTTGGCCAGCGCCCGGAAGTTATTGGCCGCGCCGACTTCTGCGCCACCCTTGAGCAGCAACTTAGCCGCCGCGCTGGCCGTGATAATGCCCTGATTGTTGTCAGGGAAGGTGATCGCCACCGTATCAGAGGACAGGTCGTTCAGCGCCGTGGGCTTGTAGTTCACGGCAAGGTACAGCGCCGTCCCCGTCGCGACGGGCAGGATCTGCACCGACTCCCCAACGAGATAGTACAGGCGCGGGTAGGTCGGCAGATAGTTCGTCGTGGTCGCGAGCGGGACGTACTGGAACTGCGTCTCGTCGTACAGGACGTTGCCGTCACTGACTGACAAGATGCGATAGAAGTTCCGCTGCGCGTCCCCGCTGCCCGTATTCAGTGCCGAGAACGGAATCTGTCCGTTCACATCGGTCGTCACGTTCAACTGCTGAAACGTGTAGTACGGGGCGGCGTTGAGAATGTTCGACCATTCCTCGTCATAGACTTGCGCGAGAATGGTCTTGATAAACGGATCTGTCCAGCGGGTGGACCCGACTGCATCCATGTATTCGCGGGTCTGTTCAATCAGGTCCGCTACGGTCACGCTGGGCATGACAACTCCTTACTTAGCCTTGGGAGGACGACCGCGACGCTTCGGGGTACCAGCAGGATTGGGGTTGTCCAGCACTTCCGCAATCGCTGCGTCCACTGCCTGCGCGATTGGGGTCGTCTCGTTAAACGCGATGACGCGGTCTGTCAGCGCCTGAATATCGGCTTTGGGATACTGCCGGATCGCTTTGGCCAGATACGCCGGGGCTTCATCCATGCCACACGCCATCGGCAAATAGCCAATGATGTCGATGCTGCGATTCGGGTCGAGTTCCTGCGACTGCACCATGCCCCAGCGCGGATCGTGTTCGTCCCAGCGCATCGTGATGGCCCAGTGCTGATCGGCCCCATCGACGTATTTGAGGGATAGGCGGGGATGCACCGCCGTGAGCCGCCGCTGGATCTCCGACGACGGCTCCGGGGTGCCCCGGTGATTCAAGACCACCGGCGATGGCATTACGCCTGCACCAGCAGTTCGACGTTGACGTACAGGTCGACCGCTGCCGTCGTCACGGTGTTGTTCGTCGTGACCACAAAGCGTACGGTGTCCCCGATGTCCAGCGTCTTCTGGGCGTCCGTCAGCGTGGTGAGCAGGGCGACCGCCGTGCCTTCGTCGGCCACCAGCGCCTCCAGATCGACGTTGCCCGTCAGGGCCACCGCCGCATCCGCCGACGCATCGTACTTCTGCAACACGCCAAGGATCGTCCCGCTCGTCGAAGCCGGAACCGTGCCAGCCGATACGACCGCTCGGTTGATTATACACACCGCTGGATGCCCACCAAAGCTGTAGGTGGTCGTGGTGTTATTGCCAATCGCCGCATCGCACCGCCCAACGAGCAGATTGGGAAGCACCCCAAATCGTCCCGGCAGTGGCGCAAAGCTGTTTGCTACGCTCATGTCAGTCTCCGTTCAAAAGGTGAAGAAGTGGGGGTGGCAGTTGCCCACCACCCCCGATCTTCCTTAGCCGACGTGGCTGTAGCGGACGGTATCCGTGTAGCCGGTGATGATGCCGTGGCTATTACGGGCGAGCGCGGCGAGGTTGCCGTACCAGCCGTAGGTCGTCTCGAAGGCATCGCGGCCCTGAATCCAACGCCACGGACCCGCACCTTCGAACTCGACGAAGCCCCAATCCTTCGCGTCCACCCACGCCAGCGACGGGAGGTGGAGGAGATAGATCGTGCCAGCCGGGACGTAGTAGTCGAGGTAGCACTTGATGCCGCAGATCTCGACGGCCTTGTAGCCGCCCTTGATCGTGGTGGAGAACTCGCCAGCGGTGAACCGGCGCTGCGCCACCATCGACTCCATCAGCTTCTTGCCGAGACCCGGCGTGGTCAGCATGAAGAAGTCCTGCGGACGGGCCATCGCGTCCTTGCCCGAGCGCCCGTTGATGCGCTGGATGAGATCCCAGATGTCCGACTCGGTCGGCTGGTTCACATCCGGCGTATCGGTCCCCGCCACCATCCGCGTCGCATCCCAAATGTTGTAGGTGCTGGCGGAAATGTTGTGAAGGCTGGCATAGCTGCCGCCACGGTTCGTGATGTTGACGAGACCGTTCATCGCCACGTTGAACGAGGTATCGTTCGCCGTCGCCTTCACGATCTTGTCCGTCGCCGCCATGCCCGTGATGGCCGTGCCCAGCGTCAGCGTGGCGTTGTCGCCGCTGTTGCTGATCGCCGTGATCGCCGCTCGCCCAAGCACCGCGTCCGAGGACGACGTATCGAGGACCGCGATGAAGTCACCCACCGAAAGGAGCAGCGACCCCTGCCCAGCGCCCGCCAGACCGTAGGGCGACGAGACGATGATGGAGGTGGAGCTGGACACCGTGCCGATCAGCGCGACAATGCCGTCCGGCTTGTTGTGCAGCGCCTGCTGCATGAGGAGCTTGGAGGCGTCCTTGATTTCTTCCATCGTCTTGGTGGCGATGGTCGTGAAGGCCGCGTCCTTGCTCTGGGTGCCGACGAACGCCAGCCCGTCGATCTGACGGGTCGTGTAGGCACGGACCACGCCGACGTTGCCCTGCACTTCCGTGGCCGTGGTGTCAGGCGGGAAGTAGCCAGACTGCGAGAACGTCGCGCCAGCGGGGCGACCAACGACGACGTCGAAGAAGACGTTGTTACCGCCCCAGCGCATGTTGCGGGGGCCACCGGCCTTGCCCTTTTCGAGCTGGGCGAGAAGCGGCGTGACAAGGTTCTGGACCTTCTCACGGAACTGCGAATACACGTTCTTCAGCAGACCTGTCAGTTCTGCATCCGAGATTACGGTAGGATTCGGCATCTGATGGATTCCTTAACGAGAGAATGAAGCAAGCGCCGCCTGTAACGCGCTATCTACCGCGTCATCGACGGTGGCCGGAGCCTTCGGCGCTTTCGGACCTTCGGCGGATTTGCCCGCTTGTCCGGTAGGCTTCGTGGCCCGACCGACGAGGTTCTTGGCTTTCTGCGCTTCAATCCGCGCCTTATCCAGTTCCGCCTGAATGGCCTGCTTGTTTGCCGTGGCGGGCTGAGAACGCTTGGCGTTGACCATTTGCGCCCACAAAGCCAAGTCTTCAACGATGTACTGTCGAATGGCGTCATAGCGTGACGGGGGGACATACGGCTGTCCGTTCGGCGCCGTGTCCGCGTGCGCTTGCATCACCATCTGGAGGCGAGACTCAAGTTCTTCCGCAGTCACCGATGGCAGTGCGTTCATAATCATCTGAACGGCTGGCACGACTTCTGTGGTATAAAACTGCTCGCCACTGCTTTGAATTTGTTGCATCTGGTACGACACGCGCAAGTTATCCGCTTCGCGCTCTGCGCGTTCTGCGCGTTTCTCTGGCGAGTTT